GTGCATCGCAAGCGCATGGTTGAACTTGCTGAAAAAGTAAACGATAGAAATATAAAATTACATAACATTTATATGTATAAAACTGGCGTGTTTGAAGACATGACGTCAGAAGAGATTTCTAAACGTTTCCCTAACATACCACGTGAAACAATTATACAAGATTAATGAATACTTATTTAGGTTTTTGTTCTGCTCAAGTTGATGCAACTTCTCTAAAAAATAGAAGCAAATATAATATTTTAGAAAGTGAGGGTATAGAGCAGGTGTATGTGTTACCATTATATAGTAACACTCAATCTATAGCTAAATGCTACAATACTTACATCAAGAAATATAGTACTGAAGACTGTATACTAGTACTTGCTCATGACGATGTTCTTATTACCGATAAGAACTGGATCGATAAACTTAAACAAGCATTTAAAACATATGATGTTGTAGGGTTAGCTGGTGGTATAAATCCTAAAATACAAGGCCCTGCTCTTTGGCATTTAATGTGTACTAAAGAAGATTTAAAGGGTAGTGTAAACCATGTTGACTACGGTAATAACAGTACATTTAATACTCATTTCGGTAAAAACGGGCGAGTTGCACTTCTAGATGGTTTATTTTTAGCATTTAACCCTAAAAGAATATTTGAAGCTGGGGTTAACTTTGATGAAACATGCCCAGCAAAATTTCATTTTTACGATTTAGATTTTAGTTTACAGTGTAATAAAGCTAAATTAAAGCTTGGTACAACTAATATTGGTGTAACTCATGCATCTCCGGGGCTGCATTCATTTACAGATGAATTTAAAATAGGTCAAGACTGGTTTATAAACAAAGCAAGGACTGGACAATATTAAAAAATATTTTATAATACTACTATGATTATTACAGATCAAACAAAATACGACGGAGATTTTATACATAAACGTTTTGCTTACAAGTACTTTAGAGATAAGACTCTAGCTGTAGGTAACATTGTTAGTTTTGTTGCTCCTGTTGAAGTTACTATAAACCTTATTGACTTAGAAGATTCTTTAGAGAAAGATTATATTTATAGTGAATCAATGGTTAATTTCTGTTGGGAAATACCTAACCTAGATCCATTTGGTGCAGTCTGCTTCCAGCGATTATTTAATACTAATATAGCTAATATTTTACATCGCTATATTGGTAAACCAATTGAGATGAAAGGCGATGACTTTATTGTTCATGCTGAATTTACTCAAGGTGGTATTGTACAACAAAAAGGTAAAGCATCTGTTAGTATTACATATTCTAAAGATAATGTAGCTATTGGTCATACTGGTATCAATATTACTGCTGGTAAACAAGCACCTGCATTTGCGTATAGTACTAATCTTACAGCTGAACAAGCAGATAAGTTCCAAAGGGAAGTACATTCTTTATTTTATAGTATGGTAGATAATATCTTTGTAGCTACTACAAAGGTTATTGTTTAATATGTTCACTCATTTAAACAATATTTTATACAAAAAACATTCCGATAAAGAACTAGTAAACATTAACGAGGATAAGGAATTTCAACCATTCCTTATCCAGCGTTGGTGTACTATGTATTCTGCATCTATTACGTCATTAGTTAATGATACTACTAATAGATACTGGAGAGTACTTGAGAATAATAGAGATTGGTACTCTGCATTAGACACAGTTATACCTACTTGTAGATTTAAAAAGATTTCCTACATAAAAAAGACTAAAAAAGAAGTAATTAAGAAGTCTAATGAAGTTGTTTTAAAGGTTGCAAACAATCTTGAAATTTCCAGTAGGGAGGTAAATCAATATATAGAGTATTTTAACTTAACTTTACCAAAACAAAATGAAGAAAAACCTACAGCATAAAATCGAAAGAGATTTAAAGAGCTCTGGATTAGATCGTGGAGAACAACAGAAAGCTCTCGAAGCTAACGAAGCCGTTGAAACAGATAATACAAAAGGATTAGTTAGACTTGAAAACTATCTTGGTTCTGATATTAATCTTACAGACTGGACACTTACATCCTTGTTAGATGACCTTATGATGTGTCAATTTGCTGATTGTAATGAGGATAATACCGCTATCATGAGAGAAGGCATTTTTGTACCAGCAAATGTGGTGCAATCTGCATGGCGTGTAGCTAAAGTTATTATAGCCGGCCCTCGTTGTAAAACTAAAGTAGGAGAACACGTCATATTTCCAAGTAACTTTGGTCTTAAGTGTGCTAAAATGAACGGATTGAAAAATATCGTATTTCTCAATGAGGAACGCATTTTCGGTAGAGCTGCACCTACTAAGTAATATGGATGTCACCAGGAGCATTAGAACAAATTTTAAACGGCCACGCGGTCGAGCTGAGATTTGATAGACGGAGACCATTATCCGGTAATACAATAAGAAGAATGCTCGCAACAAACGATACAAACCTACTTAACAGTATGCCTGGACGAATGGCATTGAATTTTCACGGAGCACCTGGTAGATTGAAGTTTAGTCCTGAGCAAAAAGGGTTAGTTATGACTTGGGACATTTTAATGCAAGATTTTAGGTTGATTCCAGCTGAAAATGTACAGGTCGTAAGAGCAATTAAGACAACACCACCTGAAGAGTTTTGGGACTTCTTTAATAGAGTACTATCTAAAATGTCAGAAGGTCAAAAAGTCTCATTCATGCACACATGACCGATATAATCGATACTTTATTAAAACCTTTACTACAAAGGGATATTATTTTTAGTTTTAAACAGAAAAACTACAAAAGCGGTAAGCTATTACTGTACAAATTATCTGGAAACTACATGTCTTTTATCGTGGTAAATGAAAAAAAGAGAGAAACGTTTGAGATTCCGTTTCCTTACTCGGCTTATTTAGAAAAAAGTAAAGTACATTTTGATTATAAATTAGAAACTCTTGCAGAAAATGATTTTGACCTATTAATAGCTCTAAAGGGTGTTAATAAGATTAAGAATAGCCGTTTTTATGATAGTGTTTTGACCATTTCGGTCTTGTAATTCTTAAAATACACTGTATACTGTATCTTCAACCTTAATGAAGATAGAAAAACCAATACTCAGCTACTTCCCTGTACCTCATACACCCAGAGAACATCAAGTTCAGGGGTTGTATCAGATAGAGGAAGCGATAAACTCGGGTATTAAATTTATTATCATACAAGCCCCTACTGGTTCCGGTAAATCGTTTTTCAGTAAAACCCTTTCTAATATAACTAATGCTGCTGACCCAGAATATGAGAAGTTAGTTAATAATTATCAGGCATTTGACAAAGATTTTCCACCAGTTTTTAATCGTTTTCCTAATCATGGCTTGTTTGCATTAACCACCACTAAAGCTTTACAAGATCAATACGGAGAGCTATTTGATGATAGTACTATTTTTAAAGGTAAAACGAATTATCAGTGTGAAATTGATAATAATTTTACTGTTGATCAAGCACCTTGTGTGATTTCTCCTAATCAAAAGAAAAAATGCTGGAGTGACTGTATTTGTCCTTATTACGAAATGCGTAATGAAGCATTAATTGACCGTTTCACTGTATTAAATTACGCTTCTTTTTTTAATTTACCTGACCATGTAAAAAGACGTCAAATTATAGTATGCGATGAAGCGTCAGAAGTAGAAGATGAAATCGTTAAAAACTTCTCCGTAGTAGTAAACTATAAATCCTTGACTTACCTTGATGTAAAAGTAGAAAAACTTACTAGTGAAGCCCAACCTAAAGTACTAGGGTGGTTATTAGATGTACAAGGAGCAGTAGAAGACGGTATTGAAAGTTTTAATGAGCGGGCACGCTTCGAAAAAAATAAAATTGAACTGTCTAAACAAAGACAGCGTAAGGATCTTTGTGATGCAATTAAGCATACCATTAATCATTGGGATGATGCACAGTACATAGTCGAAAAAGACGCAGAAAAAGTAATTGTAACGCCTTTAAAGATTGACAGACTCACTCATTGCTTGTTTGATCATGCAGAGGTTGTTATCTTAATGAGTGCCACTATTGTAGACCGAGACATATTTGCAAAGAATTTAGGTATTACTGAATACAAGTACATAGAAGTTCCTTCGACATTTGACCCAAAAAAGAGTCCTATTATATTAGGAGACAAACTTCCATTAAATCATGCTTTAATGGAAAAGAATTTGCCTGGTATATTATCAGAAGCGGTAAAGATCTCTAATTACCATAAAGATGAAAAGGGCATTATACATACTCACACATTTAAAATTACTAAAGACCTACAGGAAAGACTTAATGGTAGACGGTTTTTGTATAGAGAAGAGGGGACTACTAACGAATCTATAATAAAAGAGCATATTTTACGTACCGACTCCACAGTTTTAGTAAGTCCTTCATTGACTATGGGGTTAGATCTTAAAGGAGAGTTGGGAAAATGGCAAATTATTATAAAATTACCATATCTTCCGCTAGGCAATAAACGAATTAAGATGCTAGCCGATAAAGATAAGGATTGGTATCGTATGAAAATGCTTATTACTTTAATTCAAGCTGCCGGAAGATGTACTAGAACTAAAGAAGATGAAAGTTGTACTTATATTCTTGACGGATTAGCTAGCAAGATTATAAACGACTGTAAAGATAAATTACCGAAACACTTTTTAGACAGAATATACAGAAGCGAGTAAGTATAAATTGTGCAAAACTACAATTACCACTGGGAGATCAAGGATTTATTAACTCAATTCTTGCAAGCTTTCGATGGCGCTATAGTAAAACGTTTCGATAACCAGAGAAACCCGGGTGGTGCTGTTGCGGTTCGTTATGTTTATTCCGCAAAACAGAGAGTGTTGCACGATATAGTAGATAAAGCGCAGACAATGACGCTTCCTGTGGTAGCGTTTAGTATAGCTTCAATATCTCGCGATGTTAATAGAGTCTTTAATAAACTGGGAGGCTCTTATTATAACTCAAGCTCTACTGATGTAGCTAGTGTCCATACTTTACAGCCAGTACCTGTTAATATTGTTGTTAATATTAATGTAATAACTCGGTTTCAAACCGATATGGATCAAATTCTTAGTAATTTTGTTCCGTGGAGTGATCCTTATTTTATTATATCGACTACAAATGAATCTTTACCTAACCAGGAAATAAGAACCGAGGTGTTATGGGATGGTAGTTTAAAAATGGGCTACCCGATGGAGCTAACTGATTTAAGCCGCACAAGAGTAACTTGTGATACATCATTTACAATTAAAGGTTGGTTGTTTAAGTCTTCTCAAAGCCCTGTAGGTAGAGTATTTAAAATTGATACTAATTTTTATGCGGTTTCAGCTATACCACAAAATGAGGCAGCGTATGGTTCAATATATAATATATTAAATGAACTAAATGGTACACCATATAACGAAACAGTTACTGTTTCAGCTCGTCCGTTTACAAGTTATACAGATAGGTGGTTAACACCTACAAGTCTTTCTGGTACATGTACTCTGTTAGGAGATATGTATAACTTTACTAATGGGGTGTATTTAAGTGCGTCGGTGCCAGGAATGTTTGGTTATAGTGATAATATTACTCTTTCAGCGTTTTCAGGCATACCTTCATTATCTGCAAAATATCCTGATATTCAAAATGTAGTACCTGTATTAAATTACTGGATAGCTAACAATAATAAGATGGTAGTTAACTATCAAGCCCCAGCAGATGCTGCAAACGGCGGATATTTTGATATTATAGTAGTTAACCCAGCTGGATATTCTATTTTATCTAAGGACACGTACCACTCAAACATGCCTGTCCAGCAGCCTTACGCTCTAAGCGGTATCAAGGTAATTACTATCAACCCGATGGACATTGATTGGATGCACGCAACATTTACATGGGACGGTAACACATATACTTGGCTAACGGTGTAAACATCTATGTGTTTATACTAAATAATAAAGACCTACTATGGCCCAGATTACCACACTACAACCTTTAGATTTTCTTAAGAACAGCCGTTCCATATTAAATCAGAATTTTTTAAACTTAAATACTGGGTTAACTGCATTAAGTGTTTCTCTATCTGCTTTAAGTGCACAAGGTACTGGTACGTCTTATCCAACACGTAATATAGAATTAGATAATTATGGCGGAACAGGAGACCGTATTAATGATGCTATTAAAATTAGAGCAGCGGATGTATTTTTAGGAACATTAAGTCCATTATTAAACGGTAACATTACTCTTTCTGCAAATAATGGCTATATTAAACATATTAGTGATGGTCCAGGCACACAGTTAATTGATAGTCTACAAAACAACATTTACGGTGGTAATTGGTTAGAATTTTATAGAGTAAATAGTTTAAGCTCTGCTGATATTTTAGAAGGTTCAGTATATACATTAAAAGATTTACCTCTTGAAGCTCCAGCTGGTCCATTTGCCTCTAATAGATCAGCAATTGATGCTCTTGTATTAAACGGTGCAGACAATTACACAAGTTTATATTTTACATCAAATTTAGGCAACCCTTATACTAGTCCTGGAATATATATTCCATCGGTAGATAATGCTTCTCGAGGAAGTAAACTTGAGTTAAATGGACCTGGTGTTATTGCACAAGAACTAACCATAGGTGGTCAGTTAAGATATAACCCAGATAACTTTGACGGTTACTGGACCGATGCAAATACTAATTTTAATATTAAAACCGATACGTCCACTGTACATTTAAGTGCTGTTGGAAAACTTAGTATATACGGAGATGATATACACATCGGTACCACCCACCCTTTACGTAACGGTAACATAATATTATCTGCTAATAACGGTTACACTATTATTGAATCTGATGGTCCAGGCTTACAAGTTAAAGATAATATACAAAATAATGTATACGGTGGTAACTGGTTAGATTTTTATAGAACAAACACATTAAGTTCAGCTAATATATTTGAAGGCTCAGCATATACATTAAAAGATTTACCTTATGAGCCTGGTTCTGGTGTATTTTCTAGTAAAAGCGTAATTGATGCTTTAGTTTTAAATGGTGCAAACAATTACACAAGTTTATATTTTACTTCTACTCTAGGAGATCCTTATACAACACCTAGTATATATGTGCCTTCAGTTGCTAATGCTGGTACCGGTAGTAAAATTGAGCTAAACGGACCTTCCGGTATATTAACACAAGAAATTACAGTTGGTGGCCAAACAAGATTTAACCCAGACAATTTTGACGGTTACTGGACAAATACAAATTCTAATTTTAATATTAAAACTGATTCAACCACTGTACGTTTAAGTGCAGATGGTACAGGCGGGGTAAGTTTATACGGAGATAACGTTTTTATTGGTACCACTCACCCTTTACATAATGGTAATATAGTACTATCTGCTAATAACGGTTATACTATTATTGAGTCTGATGGTCCCGGTCTACAAATTAAAGATAATGTGCAAGGCACGCAGTATGGCGGAAATTGGTTAGAG